GCCGTATCGGCACCGCTGAGCGGTCACACTGCACACATCGCACAGTGCACTATATATGTACAAGGATAATATTAAAAGTTATAATATATATAGTATTTACAAGAAAAGTATGACTCAGGTCAATGAAAAATCAGAGTTTATGTTGGCACTCAGAGGCCAGTTCAGCTTTCTTTGCGTACTCAAGCACGCCAGATGTCGTCAAAGTAGGACGCATTGCCCTACAAAGTATCCAAAGTGCGCATGCTTGGTTCTTATATTCGTAAGAGTTGTGCACTAGCTGAAAATTGCTATGATTGATTGGCTCTTGCAGGCGAGCATACCAGTTGATCTGAGCGTAACTGCAACCCATACTGGAACAGTTCATATCTCAGAGCTTATGTCGCCTTGATGCTGGCTAGCGCCGACTGCTGCCAACTATTGTATCCATCATTAAGCAATTGTTTGAAATCAGGCATAGTCAACTGTACTGGCAACTCGGGTTCCATCAATCTTCCCTGTTCTACAACTGGGTTCATCAATGTTCCTAAGCTTGGCTTCCAATTGATCCTGTTACTCTCATTGTGACCAAGGACAGCTATTATATCATTAGCTTCTGGTTTTGAGAATGCGCCACGCATTATTTGCAGGCGGTATAGTTCCATAATGTGCTGATCAAATGCCACACTGGCAACTTGACGAGCCATCACGAAGTTGTTATTGAGAGAAGCTCTCTCATCAGTTAGGGTCTGGAGGTTCGTCTTTAGAAACTATTTCTTCTCCAGGAGCTGGTTAGCCACTGCCGCCGTGTACTCCGGGTCCGCCTGGGTGCTCTGAATCTTGACAAACCGTTTGACATTGCGATCCAGTCTCAGTGTTTGCTTTTGGAATGCTGTTCGTGACATTCTTTGCATGTTGAGGAGACGCACTGTCTGCCATGGAGTTTTTGATTTTAATCTTGGCTCGAACCACCCATTGTGATAACTTGAAGTAGACATTATTTGCACTACAAGATCCAGGGTTGGAGCGCGATTGGTTGTCAACATTAAGGTGTCTTTGTCGATGACATCTTTTGTCTAGGCTCTGAGTGTCGACCGAGCGCCTTTGAGTTGTTGGCCTCGAGTCATGAGCATCAGCAGTCTTGCCAACATACTGCCGCCCAAGCACCTCCTTTGCAACGTAGCCAAATCGCTGTACAAATCCCTTTCTTCGCCTAATTCTGCAGCCCATGCGCTTCCTTCTTGCCAGGGTTTTTTGAAGAGCAGGGAATGTATTATTCTGCCTGCTTTGCCCATTGCTATTCTTTCGACGGGCAGATACATCACCTGAAGAAAGTCGCACTTTGCATCGTGACTGCATGCAATTCGGTTCTTCTTTGGTGATATGTTCAAGCCCTCGTCCTGCAGCAGCAGCAATAGGTCGAGTGCATCCTTTCCGGTCTGCAGGAATAACTGACCGTCGTCTCCGGCCACTCTGTCCAACTTGTTGAACTGCAATCGAAGATTCTCTCTTGCTGCAGTTATGTACAAGGCATTCGCTAAGGAGCCTATCACACTGGTTATTTTAATGCCACTGAGGAGACCTTTCTGAACGACCCAGCGTTAACCCCCAAAGTTCATATAGTGTGCCTGGACCAACTGGCTCACCAGATTTCTGCTCACTGTGAATCCGGCATCTTGCAGCATCTGCATCGTGAACTGCACGATTATCCAGTGCTCGATCGTGTAATCGAACTTGCTCTGATCCAACGGCATTGACCACGAACCTTGATCCATGATCTGATCCTCCCAGATCATCCTCCTGCGCGTGGAATGAAGCGGGAACATCATCTGCTCCAGCTCGCAATCCCTCCGCAATGCAGATTTGAATATGGCATAGACCAGTGTGTACAGAATGTATGTTCTCATATCTGTGTTCACTATCTGGCGTACTTTTGAGGCTTCCTGCTTTTGAATCGCGTAGAACTCGAATGTTTGGCCACTAGGCTGGACTAGTTCCAACATTGCATCCAGATTACGCTCCTTCAGATTCTTGAGCAGTGCTGTCATGTTTGCTTGAAGCAACAAGTATTGTGTCTTAGTCATCCCCATCACCTTGCTACTTCCTTGAGACTGTAAAGCTTAAACGAACTCGATCTGCACTTGATCTATTCCTTAGAATTGACAGCTGATGGACAACATCTTCGCAAGCAAAGTCGGAGTCACTAGCCTGTAATGTGTGTGATGTGCAAACATGTCGTTCGCAACCTACAATGGTTAAGTGCTCGCAGGAGCCGGATATGTTTCTCCCACAGTCCACTCTTTCAACTGTGTGATGAAGCCGTCCTCGTCCTTCTGTTCGGTGAATCCAAGTTGATTCTCCATTCCCATGACAAGCTGTAACATCGAGTTGAAGTGAGCATAGTTCACCGTGTTCTCTATCACTTGGAGATAATCCGTGTTCAAGATCTGCGCCGTTTGAATTTCCATTGCCATTAGGCGCGATATCGACCCAGCCGCCGCTGTTGTTGCCTTTCCCGCCGTTAGCGCCATGCGCATTGTGCCCATCACCATTGCCACGGGAGTCTTTGCCATGACCATCGTCCTGTGAGTTGTCGACATCGTTAGCAATTGAACGATTGTCCTGTTTTTCGGGCTCTGCACTCCAATGGATAAGTATTATTAAAAACAGCAGACGTACCATGTCCCTAAGCGCGCCTGTTGTTATGCCAGAGAGCAAGTATTATCCTTCGACTCTATTAGCAAGTATGTCGTTATCAATGTAGCAGAAAGCAGCAATTATATAGACCATGTGGTCGAAGATGTCCTTGGATGTTTGTGCATCCTGGGCATTCCAGGTTGCTTATAATGCTTGTACATATCTTCGGACGAATGGACACGCTCCACCACCAGGTCTGCGAAGCATGGCATCAACCAGCCTGCTAAAGTTTCGGTGTATGCTGTTAGTAGCAACATCAAGTTGTAAGCTGCTCTGCGCTGATCCAACTTGCTTCCTCCATTTATAGAGTAGAGTCCAGACGAATCTTCGCGAATCATCATCAACAGACCATCGAGAAACTGGATTAACAGCTTGTCCTGGAGCAGCTATACGGACAAGTTGGTCATCGAGCTTAACATTTAAGCTAACCAGTCCTACAGCTGTATCCTCTGATTCTATTGTTCCGTTGTCATGGAATAGAGTTTGCTCAGCAGGTGTGTCAGTGTCAGATTTTGTTTCTTCGACTAGATCACATACTAGATCTATGCTTCGTGCATTAGCTCTAAATTCTCTATTCTTGGCGCGGTATTGCTGTACCACTGCATTGTTGATTGGCGCATTTCTGTACTTGGTTATCCAAGACTGCTTAGTTAGGTGTCCAGTTAGGACAGCAAGATAACTCTTTTGGCTTAGCCGAAGATATCCCTCTAGCTTGCCAGATTGCACCAGCTCATCATAGCGCTCATCAGATAGTACGTCGAGTTCTGCGAGTTCTCGGACGGTTACCCCGCGTGCAATTGCCTTCTTGAGTTGAGCATTCGGCTAGCTCTGTCGAAGACTAAGTTTATATTCTTCTTCGCGCTCTGCTATTATTGCTAGCAGTTCGTCAACTTCATCATCTTTTCGCACTGTGCCAAGAAGAGCTTAGCACTGTCTGGTAACCGGTTTTCTGTTTACGACGGGTTTGGGAACCCGATCGACGGTAACATAACCGAAGACATTTTGCACTCTGTCGTACCATTCATGTTCTTCAGCGGCACTTAGATGCTTAAGCGTAGCAGATCGCTCCTTTTCGCTTAAGTAAGGGTATTTTGTTCCCAAGAGCTTTGCTGCTCCATCAATGTCCAGTAACCCTAGACCGTGGATCTAGACCCTATCCCTACCATCGTCATTAATGTTACCAAGAGTCTTGATTATATCTACTCTGAAAGTAGCACTTGCCATTTGTAATCTGACTCGGCCATTAAGCTCAGCAAATTTCTCCTTTGTAGCAGTGTTGAACAACTCTGCTGCATTGGAACCATTTCTATCACAAGCTCTTAGTGTTATTGAGAGCTGGACAATATTGTCCTTAACTCCTTGACAATCGCTATGGATTCTGTCATAATCAGGTTTGGCACCATCAAAGGGGATGTGTCCAGACCATTTACCCACAATAGCAATTATTGAATTGATTGCAGTTAAGACGTCCATATCAAATTCGTTCCTCTGACCAATATTCTATCTGACGAAAGACATTAGATCGTAAACCACACTCGATGACTCACACTGCTCGTGAGCATCGACATATTCCAACTTATCAGAGGCTAGCTTCCTTGAAACATCTTCCAGCCTTTGCGTCTCAGAATGTCGTAAGTGATTGCCTCGGAGTTGATCTCCCCCATGCTCAAGGTCCTATTGTAGTAAACGAAACCGCTCGACTCCCGCATACCACTGCAATGTCCTCATCCTGTCCTCATTTTCGTTTATGAACAGTTGCTATATTATGTCAGAAGCATGTGATGGATCATCATCAGGGTCAATGTGCTAGCTGTTTTGTAATAGCTGCTATTCAGCCTCGCGAACAGATAGCATCTACTGTTTCTTGAGAATGGCTTGCCTAGCGCCCGTTAACTCACTTGGCTTTTTGCCGCTGTTCATGAAAGCACGCACTTCAGCCGAGACTTACTTAACTTTCGGTCTCTTCTCAACGACATTGGACATACCATTCAGTCTGTTGCTTTCCTTCAAAGAATTGGTCGCTTGCATGCCTCCCTTCAAGCCCAGGCGTATCATCAACCCATTTTGGGTGACAAAGGATCTAGTTTGTGCCACGCTGCGTGCAAGCTTGGTCAACTCATGCATTGGCATGCGCATTATCTCGTCTTGACTGACCCATAAGCCATGGATAGAGCATGCACCACCCAGCTTGACAATTGGATTTTTATACATCTGCACACGAGCATTGGTGCCTATGTACTCAGTGACTTGGGCAAACGAGTTGATCACAACGTTTGCGGAGTCAAAGGTGTTCCAAGTGAGATTATCCTACTATAGCGATTGAGCTTCATCACTGCCAGGAGTGATTGCTGTCATCTCAGTGCGCATGACCTCGACAGTCTGGACAAATTGTTTATTGATCTCGTCATTGTAGATCAAAAGAACACTTGGTTTTGGAGCCCACATTTGTACCTGGACCATGTTATCATAGTCCCAGACAAAATCAAGCCCGACGCCCTTGTAATCGGTGTATGTCCCCGTGTTTACGTATGACATTAAGTAGTATGATGTCATTTTGGCAGTTGCCATCAGCAGAGGATTGTAGAAGGACTCATTTCCTATGTCATAAGGAACTTGATTGGCAAATTTGTATCTAGCAATCATAGTGCCAGTCAAAGCCTCATTCTGGTCATGCAAATACCGTATGTTCCTCTGGTAATTGTCTTGTCTGCATACATCCCCCTTAAGCCATATAGCAGATATCTGGACTGTTGCGAACTTCTCGAAAGTGTATTCCCAGTCACGGGTTTCAGGCTTGCCATCAAATTGTCGCCAGTTCATGTACTCATTAATCCTCGCAGCATAGAAAAACACTTGATCACGGTCAACCCACTTATCGGGGTTGCCCCAGCAATAGATTTCAGCAAACATCGGTTCAGCACGCTGGCATGCATTGGCCGACTCAATCATCAGGAATCGTGCATCCTTTTCGCCAGCGAATGACACGATGTTGGTCCATGTGCTCTCAGCCTTCGCATCAAACAGAGTGGCAAATTGACGCACACGTGGACGACGAGTCTCAAAGTTTTTGTTATCATGCGCGAGCGCGAGCAACACCGCGTTGTCTGTGGCAAGCATTTGTTCCATTAGCATCATTTGCTGCAACAAAGGCACGTGCATTCCCATTGTGTGCCTGGCCTAGTAAGTGCGCCAATGGCGACTTATAAATCGTTCAACGGACGCCCAGCCTATAGAGTCATCACCAGGGTAGGTCACCTGGTAGTAGCTTGTAGGTGGAACGGAGGACCATGCTGTATCAACGATCACGTCACCGGGTCGCAACATAACCTTTGAATTCTAGAGGACGACAGTCAAGCAACCCTGTTTTGGCAGAGTTATGTTCATGTCCTGCTGTATGAAACCCCTGCGATTGTATCCACGAAATTGGGACTGAAGCTCACCTCGTCCTTCTGTGTTACTCCAGTCTTGCCCCTTCACCTGGTTGAAAGCAACGACATCTGGCCAGATTTTGTAAAGGTATTGCAGATCACGCGCATATGAATACCTCATAGTGCGGCGTAGTATCTCCTACCAGTTTGCCTGACTTAGTGGGAAATGTATCTTATCACGCTGAGTCCAAGTGTCGTAGTTATAATCATCTATAGCACCTTGGTACTCAAGCAGATAAACGCGAAGACGCAGTTTGTCCAATTCATTTCCGCCATCAGCAATCTTCCACAGGCATTGGAAGGAAAACGGTATAGTGCCGAAAGTATAACATTTGCCCGGGTCATAGAGTGTGTAATCCTAGCACATTCCAAACATTTTCGTTGAAATGCAATTCATGACATGACGATTGAAGTTATCGGTGTCCATGTCGGGTGGCCAAGCAATGTACAAAACATTTTCCAGCTCATCAGCACCTGCAGTCTGGTAATTTGACATTCGAGCCAGAAGGTTGGCCTGGTCTTGCACGAAAGCAGCCGCATTGTGCGTCGATACGGCGGCGCCATTGTGTTTACCGTCAAGAGAGTAGTACTTAATCTCGACCTTGCGACGCCATATCGCCAGAGTACCAGCATCAACCCAACGGCCCCAATCACGCTTATAAGGTGTATTTTCGCCATTTACTGGCTTGTTCCAAGAGTATTCCTGAACCTCATCAGACAGGAATGTGAAATTTTCCTTGGAATTAGAATACTACTGCCCAATCATTATGGCAAGCAAAGATTTCGCTATGGAAAGCTGATCATAGCGGAGGCTTATGCCTGTGCCTATAATCGTGCGAAGCAGGGTCTGATCAAGTGCCAGATCAAATGCACTGTTTGAAGGCAAACCAGTGTTCTGTTCAACTGAGGCATCACGTCCGTAGTAGAGCAATTTGAGTGTCTTCTCACTGGTGTACCACAGAGGCTGCACGATAGACAGAGGCAGTTCCTGATCCCAGCCATACCACGAAGCCTATCGCAGTTTGGTCTTTTCTCCGTTGGAAGCGAAAACTATGTAATCCTCAAGGGTGTTGATATTAGCTATGTCACCACCGAACTCAGTGAGCTCAAACTGAGCGCTGTTTGAAGAATCGAGCTAGATCAAATGCATCCAGACCGTCGGAGCCAAAAATCGTGGATTCAACTGGATCTTGAAGTTGTTGTTTTGCAGGAAAGTATTCTAAGCATTTATACCTTAGAGACTGCGTTCGTACATGCGCAACTGGACATGATCATAAGTGGACACGGCCTTATTGCTCACCTTCGAGTAGCATTCCACAGCTAGATCATTTAGCGTGGCATTTTAAGGCATGAGTTTGGGTGTCGCAAATGGCTTGAAGGCGCCAGTAGTGCCCTGGTCCAGACGGGGTACCATAGTGTGCATTTTACTGTCCTGTACGTCGCCAACCTTGTTTGAGTGAACTTCATTCTTCACTTCTTCGGTGTACTCAATCTGGGCCTTGTATGCCACGTCCTCAGGCATAGAACCTCCAAGACCTTTTGCGAGCTTGATCTCAATGTCGTCCTGTGTGTCATACCACTCTGCCATTATTTTGGGTGAATCACACTTGAACCACATGCCACCACGTTGAGACTTGGTTGTTGGCAGCTTGATAAGTGAATCGCATGCAGCAACACCAGTGATTCTGAAAGCGCGCATTGCTTCTGAGCAGCACTGAGCAATTGTGTCATTGATTCCACATATGACTGTTTATCTCATTTTCTTTGTATGACCCGAGGTCACGCATTCTATCACGAAATTGCAGAACAAGTTCTGCTCCACCTTCGTGCTGAGATCAAGCCTGTTCTGCTTGTTACAGAAGTTGATGAGGGCCATGGCCTCATAGGCATCATCAAAGTTTGTGCCCTGATCAGAAGACAGTCTCACCTAATCGTTGGAGAATTGAGTGAGTATCTGCCTTGGTGCGGCCCAATGATTAATGGCATCAAGCTGATCTTGTGTCTTCTTGCCCTAGACATACCAGATCATATTCTTGTACCGAGTTGTAATGTTAACCTGGCATTCAGGTGGATTGGTGAGGTGTTTGGAATAATCTGGCAAATATCTGCTTTGGAGCGTGTCTCTCACAACGATCGTCTCACCTTCAGGCTCGACAGGATTGGACTTGATCAGCTCATGTATTCTCGATGTCTCAATGGTCATCTTCACCTCCTCAGATAGGTTCATCATCTCTATCCATACTCTGAGCATATTAGTGGATATGTAATGGAAATCTTTCTCTGTCACGAATGGCCGTATCGACAGCATTATGTCGTGCATTTTTCTATCAGAGATGGCATCAGCAATGAAACCCGAAATCATTTATTGGACAGGAAGATCGACGTCCATGAATCCAAGGCGTTCCTCAGTCTGCCACATCTTGGTCATCAGGTCCACGTATTTGACATTCAGCTGCTTTTCGGCGTCATCACCACCCTTGCCCTGTGTTAGAGCCAACTTGTAGGAGATGATGGCCTCTTCGATCAGGCCATTAAGACTCCAGATCCAGAAGGACAATTTAGTGGACTCCTTGTCACGCTCATCGGTGAAGACGCGAACGATCCCTCCCACTTGTATGAAGCGTCCCAGGTGATCATTAGCAAAGTATTGGAAACCGCAGCTACATATGGATACCTTCGACTTTAGGCTCATTTCCATAATTGTGTTCTTGTCCTGGGCATAACGGACATTCTTAGAGCATGTGCAGGGGCGCTTCACGATTTGTTTCCCATCGCTCACGACAATGCTCTCCTTGATTAGCAGCTGGAACATCATGATGTACTCCATCCAGTTGTCAAGCTTGGCGACATCGGGGAGCATCTTGTTGGCCTCGATGATGTCACGGTGTTCAAGATGTTGCAGGAATCTGTCTATCATCTGCTGTCTCTAGACGTTTGAGTTCTACTGCTCAACGCGTGACAAATTCTCGGGCTTGTTCTGAGATGGCTTGTTCTTGCCAGCATTGTCACTGATGTGTTGTCTTGGACGCAGTAGAATCTCCATTGCCTCCTCAGTTTTCCCAGAGCGAAGAAGTCGTTCGACAAGAGAGTGGAGTTTGTGAATTTCCTGCTCAGGATAGCGGCGCAGTGTGTTCTTCGCAATCCTTGCCGCTACAGTACATCCAATGCCGGTATTGGGGTTGTCCAGAGCCAGTTCTATTGCCTGGTCGAACATTATCTGCCCTTGGCTGTATGCATCGAAGACATTTGAATAGTCTATGCATTTTGCACCCTCACCAGGTGTGAAGTTTTCGTCAACTATCCTGTGTCGAGCAGAATCTTCAAATCCTTTGCCACTGATCTCCTGATTGCGACGAAGTTCGGAGTCGACCTGTTACTCACGCTTTCCTTGCCATCGTTGATTCTGTTGTGACCGCTTCGACTCCTGCTCACGTTTTTGGTTCTAAGCCATCAGTCGCTGCTTCTCGCGCATTTGGTCAACCTGCCAGTTGGCAAGCCTTGGTGGAGGTCCAGTTGGCTGTGAAGCCGCAGGCTGCTATTGGGCTGGTTTCACTGGGGTCTGGCTTCTGCGCTGTTTGATCTCCTCACGCTAGCTCTCAGCCCATGCCTTTTGCCTTCCCTCACGGCCGTTTACTGCCCTGTTGAATTTGACACCTCCCTCATCGATACCTTTTACACGATCTGCAAAATCCACACCATTTTTGTTCTTCTGTCTAGGGTTGGTTATGCAGTCGGCAGCACGATGCTTGTCACTATTGCATCTGAAGCAGCGCATCACTGGCGACAGAGGGCAATTCAGTTGATAGTGCCCAATCAGCTTGCAGTTTCTGCAACGCACATTCTGGGTGTGTTCACTGCACTTTTCTGCCAGATGCCCGCGAACGCCACAATTCTCACAGACAACACGCTCAGCCATCTTGACTGTCTTTCGTGGATTACGTCGTGGTGCCTCAACAGTCTCATCTATCATCTGAGAGTTTCGGATTGTGTTGGCGCGGACATCCCTGTCAAACGAGGTGGATGTGTCGAGTTCATCATCGTCAGCCTCATTGTCGCCCTCAACCATGGAAGTGTTCATCTTCCCGTACTGGCAGGCAGGATGGCAGTCACGTTCAAACCAGTTAACGCCACATTTTGGACACATTTGACTCAGATCCTGGTTTGTTGTTTGTTTATTGTTTTGGTGCACCATCTGCACCGACGGCCCCACTTACTGTGGGGAAGTGCGCACGGACACATCGTCCGTGCTTGGGCTGGGAGTTCTCAATTCCCCTGCCGCGATAACTCCCGGCGGCAGGACTACCTAGGGTTGGCCAAGCCCTCCTTTCATAGCCAGATCGTATCCATAAGCTTTAGGACCTCCCTCGGAGGAACATGTGTTAAAGCTCGCGGATACGTTAGATTTCATGAGAGTTGTTTTTCGACCATAAGCCGCTCGACACCTTTGTCGCCGGTGACCGAAGTCCCTCCGACCGGATAGGGCGAGGCTGGTTTGGTTACCAGTCGTCATCCGCCTCCACCGCCATGCCTGTTAAGCACACCGGCTTCAGATTATGCACTCCAAACGCCGCTAGGCGAGAAAATCTGTGCATACGGCTGTTAAACCGTTTTATTTTAGGAGCGCCCAGTCCAGGTAGTTGCCCCCAAACCACATAGTGGCTCAGTGATCATGGCTACCGTTTTCTGGCCGTAACCTTATTCGGGCTTCCAAAAGAGCGCAAGCGCGGAAAAA